CGCTTGTAAAGTTTGTGCCTGTTCCAATAATTTGAACGGTATTGTTTAATACATTTGCGGTACCTGTTAATCTTGGAGGTTGAATTTGAGTTGTGACAATTGCGCCAGTAGCATTTACCGTTCTTATAGCAGCTGCTGCGCCAGAACCAAATATACTTGCTCCAAAATTAATTTCATCACCAATTTTGTACCCAGAGCCAGAACCACCAGAATTAATATCTATTCTTCCAATTGAACCAAAATCTTTAATATCAAAAAATGAGTTGCCTGCCGCATACAAAGCACCTTGAGAATCAAGTGTTGCTGTATTTACTGATACATTTGAAAATAGTATAACTGCATTAGTAATTGGGCCAAGGCCTGTCACTTCTAATTGTGTTAATGCATCTATAATTCTTGTATTTACATTTTCTGTATAAGGTCCTGGAAATCCATAATTAGCAGCGCTTATAAGAGTATTAACCGCATTTGAATTGCCATTAAAGCTTTGTATAATATCTGTACCAATTACAATATAACTATTTGCGGTAGTGTGTGAGGTATTAACGCCGTCAACAGCACCAGTAATAATTGTAGAACCTGGTGTATTTGAACTTGTGATAAGAGAAGCTACTTTAAATCCTGCGCCGCCATAGTCAACAACAATACGAGTTGTAAAACCATCGGTAATATTTTCTACTTCAGCTGAAGCTATATCTGTTGCACCACCACCTAAAATAAGAGCAAGGTCTCCAACATTGTAACTAGAACCTCCGTCAATTACATTTATTCTTGCCAAAACTGAAAAAGTATCAGCAACAAGTGTAATTAGAGTGTCATTTAATCCTACGATATCACATTCAATTTTTTCTCCATTTTCAAAAGAACCAATAAGTGTTTTTGGACTAATAAAAATTTCAAACGGCAAACCAAAATTTAATCGGTCAGTAATGATTTTAGGAACAGCTTTTTCAACAATAGCGGTTGCACCAGATGTAAGCCCGGTTAACTTTCTATTGTTTAATAAATCAATTTTAAAATCATTATAAAAAACTTCTATTGTTGAATTGGAAGTTGGTGCTGTTGTGAAAACTATTTTTTGTGTTTCTTTGCGAATAAAATAGTCTGTTCCGTGTGTCTTTAAAACAGAATCAACAAAAATATCAATTTCATTTGCATCAACTGATTGTGCTATTTGAAAAATTGTTTTAGAACCATTGCCTGTATGAACACTTCTAACATTGGTTTCAATTTTTAAAATTGTATCAACTTCCCACTTGCCGTCAGAGGCTCGTAGAACATTGTTTTTAGGAAAAGAAAAAGTTACTTCATCATCGTATAATATCCTAAACAATAGTTTAAAAGATGCTTCATTGCCTTTTGAAAGATAAAGAGGCAATACATTTTTGATGAGAAAGTCCCTATTGACTAAAGAATCTCTAGGGATTAATGAAGCAAAAGTATTGAAAAAACTTGTTTCAAATTGATCTACTGAAAGATCAACATCTGATATGTTTCTTAAATTTTTAGCTTGCTGTGTTAAATCGTTTAATTGACCTGATTGTTTTTGTTCTAAAAATTCATAATATGCCTCTAAAAAACTAATAAAAAGAGGATATTCTTCCCGAACAAATTCAGGTACCTGACGATTAATCAGTAATGAGGTATTTGCAAAAGACATTATGAAAAATTAGTTAAAGATAATACAATAGACACCGGATCTTGTTCGTCTATTGTAATGATGGTATTTCGAATAGACTCAATTATTCCTTCTTCTGCTTCTATTGATACACGAACTAAACCATCAGGAGAAGATACTCCTATAATGTTGATATCATTTAATGAAATTTTTCCGGTTTCATAATTTATATCTCCAACATTGCTATCAACAATTTGCCTCTGAGCGTTTGAATCAAAATAGACCGTTCTTAGAGTTCCTATTTTTGCGTCTATTACTGCCGAAGCTTCTGCACCAACTCCGCCGCCGCCACTAATTGTGACAACAGCTCGGGTATAATTAATGCCACGATTGATGATGTCAATTTTTTCTAGTTGACCATTTACAATAACGGCTTCAGCTGTTGCTCCAATACCATCGCCAGTAATTGTAACGGTTGGAGCTAAAATATAATTTAAGCCTGGGTTAGTAACCAATATTGATGAAACGCCAGTAAATGAAAGAGGAACTTCTTCTATTGTTACTGTTCTTGATACACCTAAAGCATCTCTTACTTGAAATTCAGTTGAAGCAAGTTTATTTGCCGCTGTTCCTTTGTGCAAAGGAATATTGTAATTAAGTTCATAAGAACTATTTTGATTTAAAGTTGGTTCAAATCTTTTTTGCACTCTTGTGGTTACTCTATTACCAACAATAGAATTCAAATCAACATTATCAATAGCAGCTTCTAATTTAGAATTTACAAACTTTGCATTGAATTTGTTTAAAAAAGTAGTATTGTAATTCAAAATAGCATTTCTAATATTTTGCCTAATTGTTTCTTGTGTTTGAGTGGTTTTCTTTGAATCATACTGTATTTCTGATTCTATAATGAGATACAAATATTCTGGATCAATAATTTGGCTGGTAATAGCAACAATTGATTTAGGTGAAATAATTTCTCGAATGATTCTTTGTTTTTCTGTTTCAGAGATATAATAGTTATCTCTTGGCTTCATTGATATAAAAACTTTACCATAAACTGGCGGATCATTATCTTCGCCACCCCAAACAGAAATAGAATCAATGTTTGGATAATTGTTTAAAATATATGTTTCATAATCTTTAAAAGTTACCAAACGATTTTGGGTTGAAAATCTAGCAGCCGCCGAAAATTTAATGTTGTCCACAGATTCACGATCTGCACCACCAGAAGCACCACTTTTTGGAGTTATTGTGAAGTTTGAAAGAGAATTACCTAAAGAATCTACAACTGTTGCTGTAGCTACAAAATTATTTGCTTTATTAGCAAGAACTCCATTTGTTACAAGGTAAGTAACAGAAACAATAGCACCATCAGGTAAAGCTTTGCCAACAACATCATTTCCAAAATATATTTGAAACAGTCCTCCTCGACTTTCTTGTAAAAAGAAAACTTCGGATGCTGAAGTAATATCCAACACATCAACAACTTTTTGATAAACTGTTGTTGCACTATTTGCTGCATTTGGTGTTACTGAAACCCTAATTGTTGTTGTATCAATGCCAGCATCAGGTAATTCAAAAACAGATTTTGGATTTGATCCTTCATCATAATTAAAAGAATAGGTAATTAATTGTCCTTCGTATAAATTCAAATTTTCAAAAATATATTGTGTATTTGATTTTGTTACAGTTGTATCATCTAATACTACAAAATTATAGGCTTTACTATCAATTTGATTTGAAAGAAAAGAAAATCCTTCTGATAAGGTACAGGTGCCAGAAGTTGTTGTGTTTGATTCGACTGTAAAATCTATAATTGCTACTGGAGACCTTGTGGAATAAGGAGTATAACCAAGTGTTTTAGCGTGAGAAACGGCAGAATCACGCAAAAGAGCAGTATCAAGAAATGCTTCATTGGCAACCATATTTAAATAATAAGCATTATAATGAGTGTTATATGCAAGAATATCCAATAGAATTGACAAACCAGCACCATCAAAATCGTAGTCTTGAAATTCTGCTTGTTGTTTTAAAAATGCTTTAAGATTAGTTTTGATGATATCAAAATCTAACTCGGTTACTCTTAAACGATCTACCATTTTATCTAATTCTTTCCAAGAAAAAATTTATTGTAATTGGATTTGGGCTGTTAATGATAAAAAATTCTAATCTTACTTTAAAACCATTTTCGTCAGGTGCAGCTATAGCATTAACTCTAGAAACTTGAGCTCTTGGCTCAAAATTACCAATTACTTCTGAAATTTCTCTTTCTATTTGTGCCGCTGATATAGAATCCATATTTTCAAACAAAAGACGGCGTATGTTGCTACCTAAATCTGGTTGAAATGGCCTCTCATAGTGATTGGTCAACACCAGATTTTTAATGGAATTAATTACAGCATACTCATTTTTGTGAGTATTAATATCTTTTTTGACTGGATGAATTGTAAAATTCAAATCCAAATCTCTAAAAGTTCTTTCTGCTTGAATATCTGATGTTTTTATTGTTGCCATTTTCTATTTATTCTAACCTGCAAATACATTTGAAGAACCTGCTGCTACTGAGGTGCAGCCGGATATGGCATCTCCTACTCTTCCAGCACCTTTACTGTTGACAAAAACTGTGGTTGAACCAGTAGCAATTGCAGCTGCGTGAGAGGGGCACGGTGAGCCAGGTAAAAGGTGTGTCGTATTATTATCACCTTGCCGAGACCAAGGAATACCATTTACAAATACATTTGATGAACCCTGAGCTCTGGTCATTCCAGAACAATGAGCCACATCTGCATCACCTATTCTTGTTGCTGCTGGCACACTCTCTCTCCATTAATTGTTGAAGTTTTGTATTCCAT